TGGCTTGTTTCTGAATGTGTTCCACTTCCTATGTCTGAACCTGCCAAGACCACGACCGCCGACAATTTGGCTTCTTCTATGAAAACGAATTTGGTTGGGGTTGTGTCTGATAAAAATAAGACATCTTTGGGATTCTATATCACTTCTAACTTTTTGCTTGTTCCTACACACTTTTTAAATGAACATGGAGATAGGGATATCTCTATTCGTTGCTATAAGAGTGGTTCGGACAAAGTTGGTAGTTTCTTCCGAGACAAAATCTCTAAGGCATTTCGTGTGGACATTCCTACAACTGATTTTTCCATTTGTTTCATTACGAGTGGTGGATCTATGAAAGATTTTCGCAAGTTTTTACCGGAGGGCAACGTTTTGAAGAGAACATCAGCAAAATTAGTGACACGTGAGATCGTCGATACAACAATGCAAGCAATCCCTATGTTATTTAGAGGCACCGGTCGAGTTGCGCACACCCAATTGATTTTCATGGGAAGTTATTATGACTTACCTATTGAGACTCAGGCTGGAATGTGTATGTCTCCCGTTATCTCTGATTCAAAAGGGTCGCTAATTCTTGGATTTCACTTAGGTGGTCGTGGTAAACTTGGTGGATGTGGTACTTTAACACAAGATCAAGTTAATCATGCTATATCAGAATTAGCTCAAGTTGATGGTGTTGTTCTTTCAGCATCTAGTGGTGATCTTAGTCCTAACATGGGTGATTTTCCTGTGGAAACATTTGGAAAACCTATTTTTGAAGGTGCTGAGATTCATCCTAAGAGTGCTGTAAACTTCTTAACTGAAGGAGCATGTATTGATGTGTATGGAAAGACAAGTGGAAAGGCTACACCTTACAGCAAAGTTTTACCGACCTTGGTGTCATATACTGTTGAAGAGGTTTTTGGCGTTCCCAATAAGTGGGGTCCTCCAAAGATGAAGGGTAAGGGAAGATACCCTTATCAAGCCACACTTGTACATGCCGCTGTTCCCAGCTTACCAATTGGAAGTGTTTTGGCTAAAGCTGTTCGATCT